GCTTCTCCTCATCCGTCCAAAGCCGCTTCGTCCGACGCGCCACGCCATCACCATAGTGTCCACTATCGATGGTGGACACTATCCGCCTCTCTCAACTCGCGGCAGGGCAGTCAGGCCGGACGCTTACCGAAAACTGCACCTTTTGGATGACAAACTGCTCATCAAGGCCGCGCAGCGGGTCGGCAATACGCACCAGCTGCCCAGATCGCAGCCCAGGGGTGTATGTGTCAAAGCTGCCCTCTGCGATGCTGGCGCTGTAGGCTTTAAGCTCGGCAAATGCGCGCTCGATGGCTTGGTCTTCGGAGGCAATGGAATCGTCGGTGATGGCAAACTCATACTCGCCGTACTCGTCAATCGAGGCGGCAGAGGGGATGTTCACGATGATAGGGGTGAGCGGCTGCCCGGTGATGGCGATGTTGGTGGTGCCGGAGGACGGGACCGGTGGGATATTGCCTGCGGTGAAGCGCAGGTACTTCTGGTTGAAGTCCCACATGCAGTCATAGCTGGCATCCTCGTTGAGGTACTCCACCCCCACGGTCTGAGCCACCCCGGCCACAGTCACGGTCGGCTTTGCGGCGAACTTGAACTGCGTGGAGAAGGTGGTCGTTTCGCCGTTCCCGGCTAGGTTCACCGTGCGCTCGGGCGAAGGCACATCGCCACCCTGCACGATGATGCGGTTGCGGATCTGGCTGATGTCGCGCGTGACCTTCAAGCTGTCCTGAATGAAAACACCGTCCACCACGTCAAATGGTGCAGCCTCGCCATTGGTCGAGAAAAAGTGCACGTCTTTGTGGTAGTCCACGTACCAGTTGTAATTCACCAGGTCTGCGAGCTTCCGCAAGCACTCAGACACCGTGATGCGGTTGAAGGCGATAGATGCCACGGTAATGTCCGCAACCACGCCGGAAACGGTAAAATCTGGCGCGTAGGTGGTCACAAGGTCAGCAATGATGTCTGCAATCGTTTCATCCTCATAGCGGGCCGTCACGAGCTTCCTGTTGAGCAGGAAGGAGTAGTCTGTGCCGGTTACGGAGAAGCGCAGCGTGTCCGCGCCCACTAGCTCATCGGCAATAGTGGTGATGATGCCGCCAAAGATGCGGGTGCCGTCGCGGTCCACAATCAACTCGTCATTGAGAGCAGGCACGAAGGTGTCCCCCGGCGCTTTCATCACCGTGAAGTCGAGGGTATCCACCTGACTGTTGATGGTGTCGGTGATGCTAAAGGTCTCGACCTTCGTCGTGCGGTCGGTGCCGCCGATGGTGAAGGTTATCATAGACGGCTGTTGTTCTTGAGCTTGCGGATAATCATGTCACCCACCTTCTCAGCCATGTCCCGCTCGCCCATGAAGCTGTTGTTGCTGATTGTGATGTAGATCGGCGCGACACCGGCTGGCTGCATCCGGCCAAGAGCCCCTGCGTTCATGATGCTGCCGGACTGGTTCGGCACGAAAAGCTCTGGACCCTGCTCACCTACGATGTACGGGGTGCTACCCATCACGGGACCGCCCACGGCACGTCTGTTCAATAGCGCAGCCACAGAGCCGGTGCTCACCTTGCCACCACTGAGCGTACTCATACTTGAAACGGCGCGATCAAACGCCTTTTTCATACGCTCAGCCTCAGCCTCAGCCACTTCTCTGGTTTTGGTGATCGCACTCTGCATAGCGGTCTGGGCGGCATTAAACGCTGAGGCAATAGCATTGCTCTTCCCCCGCTCAGCAGCAATTTCCAGCTCAATCTCTTGCAAGCGTGCGAGATGTGCTTCCAAGCGCGAGATGCGTTCGCGTTGCATGTCCTCAATCTTGCGCTCAAACGCGGTCAGCGAAGCGCGTCGTTCTGCCTCCTCAATTTCGGCACTAAACTGCAACCGAAGATCACGCATGTTAGCCAGGGCAGTTGTCTCGGTCGCGATACTGGTACGCAATTCCTCGATCTGTCGCTCGTTGGCATCGCTATCTTCAGAACGCTCTAGTTCGCGGAGCTGGCGCTTCTTATCGCTGATACCTTGCTCCTGCTCGATGATAGCTTCGGCCACCTGTCGCTTATAATCAGCTTCGTCTCTGCTGGCGTCAGTGAAGATACCCGCTGCTTCCTCTTTCAATTTTTTCAGTTTATCAGCGGTGTCAGTAGCGTCATCACCAAGCCCTAGGAGTGAACTGGAAAAATTGTCTACCTGCATCGACTGCCCGGCAAGCGGATCAATGAATTGATTTACTGTTGCTTGTAGGTCCAGCACTGTCGCTTTGGTCTGAACGGCTGCAGTACCAACGGTACCGGTGATAACACCGTGTAACCAACCAATGGCCCTGCCGATGTTCTGGAGAGTGTTGACCAATCCCATAAAGCCATCAACTACCATCTTTACAGGGAGAAGAACAGCTTTGAAGAGCAGTGGCAGCTCCTTCCATCTAAAGGCGACTAGATAAACGGCAGCTGCGACGCCTCCCATAGCGGCTATAATGGCCGTGACAGGTGAAAAAAGTATATTGACAGCTACACCTAGCAATCCCATAGCAACTGTAAGGCCAGCGAGCGCTCCCGCCGCAATGACAATATTACGAGTTAGTACTGGGTTCTTCTCGATAAAGCTCGCGATTGCGTCAAGTAGCGGACCGAACGCCCTTTGCACCGACGCCAAAACAGGCAGCAGCGTTTTTCCTAGTCTTGCGGACGCATCCTCTGTTGATGCACCAAGCACTCGGTTTTGGTTAGCGGTACTACCAATAGTCCTAGTGAAATCCCCGGCGGTCACCTCAGTATCGCGCATGACAACTTCCAAACGCAAAAGTCTTTTTTCCTGCTCCGATAGGCTCGCAACACTCACATCTAATCCCTGTGACAGCAAGTAAGACTGAATAGAAGCATCCGTCACGTCCGCGCTGTATCGGCGGATAGCTTCTGTCTCACCGCGCAAAGCTTGGTTGATTGCGCTAAGTGCATCGGCCACTGATGTGTTGTGCACCGAAGCCATATCAGCCGCGCGTTTGGTGAGCTCAATCGTCTTATCGGCCACCTCATCCATACTGAGACCGGTGTCTCGTAACAATGAACCGGTTTGCGTAGACATCTGATTAAATGCAGCATTGGAAATACCCACTGTCTTTGCCGCGTTTTCACCAAAGCGAAGGATTTCATCGGCACCTTCGCCAAAAACGACCTGTACGGCATTTAAGCTCTCTTCCAGATCGCTCGCGCTTTTCATCGCTCGGCCAACGCCGAGGCTGATAGCACCAAAGGCAACCGTTCCGGCGGTTGCCATTTTCTCAAAGGTTGGCTGTAGCTTTTCGAGTTTACCCTTAGCAATCGTCACATCGTCAGCCACTTTGCTGACGTTTGCTGAAAGCTGGCGAAAGACTTCTTTCGTTTTGTCGAGCGCGTTAATTGTGACGAGTACGTTCGGTTCCATCCTTTATGTATTTTAGCACTGCCCTGATAAAGAAGTCGGGCTGGGCGTAGAACTGCCAGTAATCCCAGCCGAAACGCTCGCAGACGACTACGATGCTGGTGAGGTCGAAGGCATCATTTTTTTTTGCTGCTCTTCGATCTGCTTGTGCACGTATTCATAGTCCGGCTCGTACATCTTCTGCAGGCGCTCGAAGCAGTTGGCCGTGTCGCCGTCAATCGACACCACGGAGACCTTAAGCAGCTGGTGCTTTGCAGCGAGGGTCATCTTGCCCATGTCCGTCACCTCGATGCTCTTGCCGTCCTTCGTCTTCACGAAGCTCTGCGAAGCGGTTTCCACCTGCTCACGCTCAGCACCGGTAATCATCGTCTTAATGACGACCTTGTGTCCCGCCACAGGTGTCTCAATTTCTTTGGTGTATTCCATAGGTTACGATGCGTCGTAGTTAGCCTTTTCGTTGACAAGTGACACGGTGATGGCCTTGGCCTCGGTCGTGTCGTAGTGGGCGGTGAAAGATACCTCTTCGGTCACCACGTCCTCCGCGCTGCGGTTTTCGGTGGTGCTAAGCGTTACCTTCGGCAGGATAATGGTCAGCTCAGGGTTAGACCCAACGCCGATGTCCTGGGCAGTGTTCACCACACTGATTTGCAGGGCCTTTGACGCCTTGCTGATGCCAAGCGCTTTGTATGTGTCGTCCAGCTTTTCATGGGTGAAAGAGCCGGTAATGGCGAGGAGCTTCGCCACAAAGTCGAGCGGCGTGTCCGATGAAATGACCACCTTCTCGCGGCTGCCTCGGTCGATCTCGATACCTGCCTCGGTGGCAGTGATGGCCGATGCGGCCCCAAGCCCTGCCACGTTGTCAGCGAGTTTGATGGTGACCATGTGGTGCGGTGCGAGGTGGTCGGTAGCGCCATAGGCAGGCGTGAAGTCGGCGGCGGTGGTTTCGGTGATGCCCTTCAAGGTAAGCGAACCGTTGATGACGTCATCAATCGGGAACGTGAGGCCAAGCTTAGACACGACGGAGCCAGGCACCTGCTTGTGGTCAAAGTCACCACGAGCCATTGAAAGCGAGAGGGTTGGCTGGAGCACAGCGCGGTCCAGCGTGATGGTGTGGCGGTAGACTGCGGTCTCCCCTGCCTCCACCGCACTGCTGACGCCACCAAGGAGCGACTTGAGGAAGTAGCCGATGGTGCGGAAGCGCAAGTTTACCGGCACTTCGCCCTCGACCTTCTTCATGGTCACCACAGAACCCTGCGAGGCCACACCAGTAGCTCGGGTTTCTTTGACATCCACGGCCTCCACGACCGTCTGCACCGTGCCCGGTTCACGGGTTGGCACCCAATCCTGCGCAGCAGCAAACGTGCCGCGTGTCGTCTCTACTGCAACGCCCAAAGCGTAATCATCACCACGTACTAACATATCTATTTATTGCTACTCTTAAATGCCTCCTTTGCTTTGATAAGTGCCTCATTCATCGACGTGGCACGCACGGTAACCCCAAGTGATGGAATGTTGAAATCTTGCTCACACTCCACATCAAGAACCATATCCTTTGTGACCGCATCGACCTTTGAATTAATGTCTCTCTTCATGGCTCAAGTATATCACGAGCGCGTTTGGTGAACTTTCACCTCGATCTGCATCATCGCCATGCGAAGCGGCACATCACCGCCATCACCGTAGCCCCAAGAGACGTTACTGGCGCGCAGCCAGCCGTTTGGCAGCCCTAGCACCCCAGGCTTCTCGAAGACGTCACGGTACAGCTCACCAAGGGCATCGGAGATGGCCTTTTCTGCGAGGATGCGGGTCTCTTCTGTGTTGCCGTGCTCGTACACCACGTACAGGTTGAACATGAACACCTTCTGATCGGTGGTATTTGACGCCCAGAGATTATCCACGCTGGAGTACTCCAAAACATAGGCGGGATAAGCCTCGTACTGCGCCACTGGCGTACGGTAGAAAGCACCGTGCACGGTAGAATTGGCGGTGATGTGGTCAATGATGAGGTCGCGTATTTCTTCTGGTAGGTACATAAATGATAGCTATATATCCTTAATAATGTTCCCGATGATCTTTCTGCGCTCCTGCTCTATGAAGGTGGCACTGTTGCCCATAGCCATGGTGAGGAATGGCGTTTCCCTCCGCTTTCGCCGGTTCTGGTGGTACGGGTGCCCGTGCACAAAGCCGGAATAGTTGGCAAAAGACTTCACCACACCCGCCACACCAGCTGAATTGATGAAGCGGATTTGGCGGCGCAGGTTACCGGTCACCACAGGGGCTTCCACCTTCGCCTCTCGCTCCACCTTGAAGCCTACCCGGTCCGTGAAGTCCCTGAGTGCCTTGGCCGACGCATTTGGAAACCGCTGCACTAAGCGCACCAGCTGAGCATCATCGACAGAGACAGAAATCCTCATACGCCGCGCAAAGTAGCCTCATGGTGCCGCCGCCCGATGCGGAACTTGTACGAAACGGTGGACACCACCTCGTACTTCATGCCGCCTTGGTCCTCCAGCTTGTCCCCCACCTGCAGCCCAGTCGCAGAAAAGAGCCGGAAGCCCTGCGCCAGGCGCTCGGCAATGCCAGCTTGCAGCTCACCACCGCCAATAGGCTGGATGTGGCACCGCAAAGTGCCCACCTCGGTGAAGCTGGTCTTGTACCCCGCCACAGCACGGCGGGAGATGGTCACGGTGTCGGTGAAGTGTTGGTCGAGCATAGGCTAGAAGGAGATGCGACGGTAACCGTTCAGGATTTTCATCGCCATGTCGAAGTCTGACCGCTCCTTCTCGTCCTTGTAGGTCACGGTGTACGAACCCACAGTCTCAGACTTCACCCCGTCGGTCTGGCGGTTCACCTGGTTCACGATGCCAGCCACGAGGACCGTCACCGCAAACTTAAGCTGCGCCGGGAGGCTCGCGAAGTAGCCGAAACGTCCCGTCACGGCCACGTTCTGCTGCCCTGCAGTGAAGCGGCTGCCGCTCAAATCTAAGCGGTACCGGCGCACGGTGTTGGCAGGATAGGCAAAAGGGGTCACCACCACGTCATCCACCGTCACCTCAGTGATGCTCACCACGTCGTCAATGCGAACGGACTGCGTGCCATCGCCATCGTAGAGGCGGGTGGTGTCGTCGTCGGCTGCCACCAAAGTGCGCCCGGTGTACTCGTCGGCATAGCGGGACATGGCCTCGATGTACGCAGTGAGCTGCGTGTCGAAGGCCACATCTATGTTGGTGAGAATGTAGTTCTGCACCGCCGTTTTGTCTGTGTAATTCATGCCCTAAGTATACCACCTAGCAGCTCTTCTCTGGGCGGGTCCCTATCGGACCACGTGGACTAAATGGGGATGTCTGCTCGGTACTCACTGATGCGGCTGGTGAGAATGGCGTCGTCATCGCGGTGTTGGCAGAAAACCGTGGGCAGAATGGGTCGATGATGTCCGGCACCACCAGATCAAAATCAACTGGCGAAGACGAGAGGGAGAAGCCCACCGTGTCCACCGCGAATGGGCGGCCATACACTGTCGATACATCCAAACCTGCAAGCATAAAGCCCACCGTGTCCACCGGCATACTGCGTCCAGCGATGAAAGTGGCAGCGGTGTCATAAAACACGAAGCTGGCTGGCTCTGCGTCGATGCGGGAGTGCTTGATGAACTCCACCGCCCCTCCGGTCACGGTGACTGAGGCAGTTTCAGCCTCAAGGATAAAGACAAACTCAACGGTGATGGCGGTGCCGGTGGTGGTGAAGCTGCCCGGATCGGCTTGCAGGGCGAAATGCTTGGTGAGAGCGGCATCATTCGCGCCTATGGTAAATGAGCCTGCACCGGCCTCCAGACTGCCGGTCGCTTGAATACCGGCGTCGATAAATGTCGCCTCCAGGCTGCCGGTCTCGGCATTGAGCACGTACGCACGGGCAAGCGTGACCTCTTCACCCACCAGGACATATTCAGCCGCAGACGCTGGCAGCACGAGACCTCGCTCCAGGGCGGCAGTTTCTTCTGCCACCGCAAAGGCCCCAGTCTCTGCAACCATTATGCGCTGGCGCTCGAATAGTGCCGCCACCAGAGACAGGGCAAAAGGCGTAGTCGTGGCTGGCATCACGTGGGTCCGGGTGAAAGATACCGCTACCCCCTGCAGCGATAACGCTACACCATCGGCTTCCATCACCACCCCACGAGAAACATCGGCCACAACCCCAGAAAGAGTGAAGGTGCCGGGGTCTGCCGCCAGGACGAAGTTTTTTACCACAGCAGCGTCGGTGCCGGTGGCTGCATACGCTGCCACAGCCCCTACGATGGCGTAGGTGCGGTCAAAGCTCACCGATGCGGCACTGATAGCAAAAGTGTCAGCCGTTACCGCTACGAGGCGATTATAGGCCACAGCGGCGTCCTGTCCTAAGAGCGCAAAGGTACCCGGATCGGCAGACATCTGGATAGATCGCGCGAAAGCAATATCGGTGCCTGAGGCGACAAACACACCGGTTGACGCCAGCATCACGCTCGCGCGCGGGAAGGCTACGGCAAAGGCAGCCAACGAGAAGGTGCCGGGGTCTGCGGTGATGGCAAAGCCCCGCAATAAGGCGGTATCAGCTGCAGCAATAACGAACGCACCCGGATCGGCAGGCAGGTTGTAGCTTCGTGAAAATGCCACATCCTGCCCGGTGATGGCGAAAGTACCAGCGGTAACGTCGAGCGTTCGATTGTATGAAAGAGCAGCATCGGTGCCGGTTACAGTGAAAGCAGCCACTACCGCAGCAAGGTCTCGATTGAAGAGAATGGCGGCGGAGACGCCGCCAAGGGTGAAGCTTCCCGTGTCACACGTCACCTGATAGCCGCGCAGGAAGTCGGCTGTCACGAAGGTCGCGGCAAAGGCCACAACATCGCACGCGAGGGTGTAGGACTTAGAAAGGGTGGCAGCAATCACCGTCATGGTGAATGTCGCCACGTCGGCTACTAGGGCCAGGGCGCGGGTGAGGCCGGTTGCAAAGCCAGTGGCGTTAAATGTTGCCAGGCTGGCATCCATGGTAAAGCCTGTCGCAGCACTGCCAAATGCAAGGTACCCGACCTTGCGAGCAGTAGCGTCGGCAGTGCTCCAGTTGACGGTGAAGCCGTCTGAATCGTTCGATACAAAGTCAGCCTCTGCCACGACAACGGGGGTCGCGGCGTTGCTCCACATCATGATGACCTCATCATCCTGATACCGGCTCTTTGATTGAGAGTCTGCGGTGGCGTCAGAGTCACCCACCCAGATAGCGCGACGTTCCGATGGCCCAGTCGCAGCACCGATACCCATGTTGGCACCTGCTGTGACCGAGCTTGCTGTCTGGTAGGAAGCGTGTGCGAAAAGGACACCCTCTGGCTCAAAGCCAACACCGGAGATCGCCTGGTTACCCGTCGCGGAAGGTTGGTCAAAGGTCCCGGCCTTCCACTGGCCGCCTTTGATGGCGAGATAGTTGATGAGGTAGGTTCCACCGGAATTGACCGGGTGAGACAAGGTGAACCCGTCTGTGTCAGCAGAGACAAAGCCCACTTCATCGACCGCAGTATCGCCAGTCGCTTGAAGCACCACAGCGCACCGATTGTCGTAGAAGGCACGTGACGTGTTCATGGTCGCCTGTGCGTTCTGACCCTTTATCGCAGAGAACCACTGCCCTCCGGCAGCGGCAGCAACACCAAAGCCAAAGGAGTTGTTGTTGTTCGCAGTTCCGTTCGCCGCCAACAGAACCACTGAAAAGAAGATTACATCTGGCTGAAAGCCAAGACCGGTAACGGAGAAGTTCGCGGTGCTGTTCGGCATCGCCACTTGCCCGCCTTTTGCGTGCGTGATGTCAGCGCCGCCAAGGGCCAGATACGGCAAAATACTTCCCGTCACGTTGGCTGAGAGGTTCAATGTAAAGCCGTCCGTGTCGAGGCTCGTCATCGTGCCCGTCGTTTGGGCAGTTGTCGCGCCGCCAATGGTTGTTTTCCAAAAGGCCGTACTCAGCAAAGAGCGCACCACATCGGAAGATGCCGCCGCGTCATTTGCGTTGTAGTACGTGGATAAATCCTCAGCGGCGGTACCGGTGAAACCGATACCGATATGGGCGTCTGACAGCGTGCCTAGGGCAGTTTGGTTGCCAAAGAAACCAATGAGAGCCTTGGGTTGGAAACCAACACCAGTAACAGCTTTGCTGCCCGTACCGGCTGATGAAGCGTACGAGCCGACCTTTGCCTGTAAAGCCATAAGCGAACGGAACCGCCCCAGCGGTGGCTGCGGCGGTATCTAATTGTTACGCGATGGTCAGAACACCGTTGGCGTCGTCAAAGTTGATGGTGAGACTTTCACCGGTAGCGAGCGAAATAGAGCTACCATAGTCGTAGTAGCCAATCAAAGCATCGGCTGGCGAGGTAGCTGTGTCGTTGTACAGATACACGTAGCGGAATGGCCCTACAGCGCCCGATGCAGTGAGGGTGAGGTCGGTGAGGGTGAGCTTGTAGGTGCCAGCGGCCTGCGCCGAAGACGCCGTGGTGACGTTACGCGACGAAAGGTTCGTGTACGAGATTTGCGTCACGTTTGCGAGGATACAGTTGGCCGTAGCGCCCGTTGGGGGAGTGCTCTCAGAGCCAGGTGCAGTGTTAGAGAGAGCCACGACAATCTGGTCAGAGCCCAGGTTGTGGACCTTCTCCGCAAGGTGCTCAACGAAACCGTTGAGCTTGTTAAATGTTGCCATAGGGTGAAGTGGTTAATTCTATAATCAAGCTGTCGTAGCTTGCGGGAATAACTGACAGGTGCCAGCTCCCATTACCACCAGTATAGCACCCGCCGTCACCTCAGTTGGAAAGGTTGAGTCGAATGTAATCGCACCGGGCCGGGATGTCGGTTGAGTTCCACCGGTACTCAACCTCTTTGCCCGTGTACACATCGGAGCACTGCTCACCGGTAGTGAAGGTGCCTTTGGGGTTGGAAGCCACCGCCAAACGGATAAAGTTCCAATATCGACCTATGTCAGCCTGCTCAAACCGGTCCAGATATACACCGCCGCAGCCGTCACCGACCGGCCCATCCTTGTCCGTCCGCACCCAAGTCTTTGCGTCATTTCGCGAAAAGTTACCTTTCCAGCTGTAGGTTGAAATCAAACAGGTCCTGTTTTCAATGTCAGCTGACAGCTCAAAGATGGCTGATAAGGATGCCTTGTCTCTTTTCTCGCACAAGTCCCTCAGCGACTTAAGTGTCGCATCCCGATCTGGGGCTTGCATGTACTCGACATCGGTCATTTCGCCCTTCGCCTGCTTAGCATCGACATACTGAACGACGTCGCAGACTACAGAGGCATATTCTTCAAGCGCCGCCGGGGTGGCGTTCTCCTCCATTGACGCAGCCACGCGAGCGGCCATTTTTTCTGCTGGGAGAAGCGGGCTCACCGACGCACGGAGGAAGCTGCACTCTAAGTCCGTCTCTGACAGCTTCAGACACGAATAGCTAATTCGCTCGTTGAGCTGAAAGTTGTAGACAGAGCCGCCTATTGGTGATAACTCGGCCAGCTCTGCGAAAGCAGCACCTGGGGCAAGCAACGCGGTGGCGCAGAGCGCGAAACGGGTGGGGAACGGCATGAATGCTCCTATCGGAATGGCTTGACGATAGGGAGGCTCTGCTGGTCACGCAAGGTAGAAAAAGGAAGGGCGACACCGAAGTGCCGCCCCGTTTTAATTAAAGCAGAAGATTTCTTAAAAGTTCGAAAATCGCAGCGATAACCAGTGCATTAAAGGTGACTTCTAAAGCGAAATCCTTGTATTTTAGTTTAATTGAAACACCCATTTATATTTTCCTTTCAATTCAAAGTGTATCCATATGGACCATCCTGGGTTACGTGCGGCCTGACTTTGGCGCACGACTCATATATAGTCGATTCTCGCGCCGACTTCAAGAGAAAAGTAACAACAAAGTAGGAAATAAATAGACAAGGGAGCCGACCGAAGTCCGCTCCCCTACCATTTACTCAGCCTTGGCTGGTTTTTCCTTCTTCTCCTTTTCTTCCTTCTCAGCCTTGGCTGGTTTTTCTGCAGATTTCACAACCTGCGACATCCCGAAGCTGTTTAGTGACATGACCGCGACAGTCTCCACCTCAGCAGCAGCAGGCGACTTCACCCAGGCACTTAGGTGGAAGCGGCCACCTTCACTACTGACCTTCACAATCTTCGCAAAGGTGCCTTGGTAGTGCTCTACAATTTGGCCTTGCTTAAACATACCTATGAAGCAAGGTTAGTCTTGATGGTAGAGAATGTACCGGTCAAGAATGCGCCATCATCGTTTGCACGGACGTACGATACGAGGCGGCGGCGAATCTTGAAGGTAACGATGTCCTTCGCAAAGTCGTCAGCGTCAGAGTTGGTAATTTCCACTTCTACACCACCCTTGCGGCGCACGTGAAGCTTGCGGAAGTCACCCATGAGGAAGGTACCTGCGGTGATGCCGGTATTTTCGATCACAGTAGCGCCACCAATGCGAGTGCCGTCAGCAGCGATGAACGGAGGCAGCACGTACTGGCCGGTACTGTCCTTCGTGAGCTCAAGCGCTTCGACATCCACAGGGTTGAGCACGATGTGGGTTGGGCGGAACTTACCCTTTCCAGCCACACGAATCTTCGTGATACCGATGCGGAGGACGTCAGCATGGGTCGCACCGACAAGCACCTGTGAACCGATGAGGGTGTTGAGGTCTGTCGCAACACCGAGAACACCCTGGAGCTGCGGCGCGGTGCCGTTACCCGAAAGGAGCTGCTCGTCGGTGACGATGTTTAAGTCCTCTGCGAGGAAGCCCTTGATTGCACTGACAAGTGCAGGACCATCGTTCAAGATTTCGACCGAGTGCTTGTTGATTACAGCAATCTTCTGCACTGGCTTCTTGAACTCCTGGAAGGCGTAATCCTTCTCAGGAATAGCTGCCAATTCAGCGGTTGAGGCTGGTGCACCGGTCTCAGTCACCACTTCCACCCATGACACGTTGTCTGAGGTGGTTTCGGCAGTGTCTGCGATCTGCTCAATGTACACTTCGCGAACTGGGTCACGAGTGATGGCAGGATCGAGGTCCGGCACGATGACGTCACCGGTGAGGTCGGTCTTTGACACACTCTTCGCGAGGTAATTGAGGTCATCCTTGGTCTGCACTTCAAAAAGCACAGTTGAGCCAGACTTTTTTGCTACCTGCTCAAGGCCAGCCACTACCTCGTCAGCCTTGAAAGAGGCAGTACGCTGCACTGGAAGAGCAACGTCAGCCTTCTTCGCCTTGGCAGTATCAACAACAGCGTCAAGCATGTCAGTGATAGCTTCGGTGGCCTTTTCAGTTGCCTCCTTGGTAGCTGCAGCCGATGCGTTTACTGCCTTAGAGACAGCTTCACTCACCATCTTTGCTACTTCATCAACACCACTTTCCACATCCTGAGCGGCTGTGTCGGTTGCTGGCACTTCCTGCGTTGCACCATCCTTGAGGGTGAGAACGCCCTTCTCGTCACAGTAAAACTTCTTACCGTTAATGAACTTAAAGTACATAAACTTTGGTTAAATTATAATTGAGCGCCCATTGCAGGGGTGAAGTTATATCGCTCACTTCTTGAGTTGTCGGATGGCCTTGTTCAGCAAGCCAACAGCATTCTGCTTGCGGGTGGCTGATGGGTCTACATCAGTGATGCTGTCCTCGATTTGCGCCTTCACTTCAATGAGTGTATCAGCGGCGTCAGCAGACTTGATGAGGGCACGGCGGTTCGAGCCAATGCCGACAAGTGAACACTCCATGAGCTCGTTGCTCTTGAGTACGAAGCAATCACGGTCCTCGTCATAGTCAACAATGTGTGGGATGAAACCGACGGACACCATGTTGAGGTCACCACGCGCGACGTGATCCCACGCGCGACGGATGTCGTCATGCAGCTCCACCGCAAACTCCGCCTCGCCCATGAGCATCTGCTCGCCAGGACGTTCCGGGTCAGCTTCAAGCCAGACACGCAGCCACTTACCGAGAGGAAACTCATTTGAGCGGTGCCCCCAGAAGAAGGCAGGGTTTTTGATGAAGTGCTCAAGCATCCATGAGCTCTGGTCCACCACATCGCCGTGTCGGTCTACTGCAGAGGTAGACATTACGAACACAGCGGTGTGCTTGTCAGCATTGATAGAAACGCTCTTCTGCGCCACGTCCACGTCGTAGCGCTTTCCCACCATCTCCGCTGCTTTCTGCTTCATCTCAAGTTTCATAAGAGTAGTATATCAGATGCCGTTAAACTGCAGCGCTCAGCACACATCGGCAATTTATTGAATGCTCGCCGGGGTAGTGCTCACCGTTCGGAAACGCGCCATTCTTCGCGACAATCTTGCCATCGTTCTCCTTGTGCTCCTTGCGCACGTCATCGTCCCCGACGCTGATCCACTCCTTGCCGGTCACCACGCTGGATTGGTTGTAGGCATCGTTGGTAGCCTTTGAGAGCGCGTAACCCGTCTCGGTGCGAGCGATGGTCATGGAGCGCTTCACGCCCATGTCTTTGAAGTAGTCACGCAGGCTGTCTGCAATTTTCGCCACGCCATCACCATTGCCAATACCGGCCACAATCTTGCTCTGCAGCACCTCGTAGGTGGTATCCATCATGCTCTCAGTGAAGAACGCTGCGCGGGCCTGCATCGCCGCGATCATCTGCTCATCGGTAAAGAATTGGTCAGTAGACTTGCGGAAAAGGGCATCGAGCGCCTCCTGTCCTCCCTTCCGGTAGATGTCCACCACCACCGGGGTGAGGGCATTCTTGGCGGTAATCTTCTCGGCTTGCAGGTCCATGAAGCCGACCGGCTGCAAGTCAGTTGCGAGAATACGCTTAAGGAGACCATCGTGGAACTCGTCCACCGCGGCCTTCAACACCTCAGCCTTGCGGTCTGCTTTATCATTCACCGCTTTGGCGTATGCCTGCTTCATCTCCTTGGTGGCAAAGATGCTGTTCATCGACCGCTTTGGCTGCGTGAGCATCACCAGGTCAACGGTCTTCTCGATGGCGTTGAGGCGCTTAGCAAGCCCGTGGCGGCTGCGAATGACCTCCTTAGCCTTAGCCTTCAACTCTGCGGTGTCTTGGCCCGTGGCGGGGCTGTTTTGGGCCATTGAGAGGGTGTCTGCACCTTCCATAGCCTCGTAGTTGAAAAGGGCACGGCCTTCGTTGGCGGTGATGATGCCTGATTTCTTAAGCTCAGTGGCTTCTTTGAGGAGCATCTCCCGGTCGAGGGGTGTCGGGTCGGTGAAGTCGAAGAACACCGCAATGTCCATCTGCGGCACCAAGCGGTTGTTGATGACGTCCACGAAAGTGGCGAGCGCCGGGATAACCGCCTCCTGCAGGAACATACGGTACGCCTCCTTGGCGTTGGCGAGGTTCACATCGTCACTGGTCACCATTGCTTTCGGCACGCCAAAGGCTGCGAGGATGTCATCGCGCAAGAAGTGCTGGCTCTGAATGAAGTCCATCTCTTTCGGCGTCTTGTTCAGCTCCTTGACGTCCTTCACGTTGCCGCCGAAGACACCAAGCTTGCCGCCTTCGTTGCCACCAAAGACACGCTTCCAGTCAGCGCGAGCTTCGTCAGCTGCTTCGGTCGAGACTTCACCATCCGCCAAAATGACCACATCTGGTCGGCCTTGGTTTTTGAAGAAGTTGGCCTGGTAGCGAGTAGCCTCCCGCTCCGTGAGGACACGAACGGTGGCCGGTCGCCCTGCCCCGGTGCCACGTAGCCAGTTGGTCGGGTCGATGTTCTTGATATGCACCACGTCCTCCGGCTTGATGCGCGTGACGGTGGTTGTTTGGTACTCATAAGCCACAATGCTGTTGCCGTCGGCATTGAGGATGATCTGCACGTGGTCCGGTCGCAGCGGCATAATGCCGGTGATGGCGGTGCCTGTCCGCTCCAGGTACCAGAAACAGTCCCCTGCCAGCAGGTAGTGAGCAAGCGACAGCTCGAAGAACTCCCGTTTCGTCATGAAAGGATTGGGGCGGTTGAATAACTGCAGCAACTGGTGGTCGAGCACTTCTACCACGTCACCACGCTTGTTTTTGATGCGGTACAGCTCCAGGGGCACGCCTGCGCCGCGCTTCGAGATTTTCGATACCGCGATGTAGAGGTAAAGGCTATCCTTGTAGTTATTGAGGTTGGCCGTGTCGGAGTAGTGCTCAAAGCCAGCAAACGTATTGCCGTTGGTAATTAGGCTGATAGATTTCTGCTTTTGCTTCTTGGAAAACAGCTTTTCGAGGAAACTCATACTGGAATTATACACTAGGCGAATAGCTTGCCCTGCTTCTTCGCCCCGATGCCGTAGCGGATGGCGTCCATGGCATGGTTGTCATAGTCCTGCGCGTTGTTAGTCACCTTCCCCGCCTTATCTGTCAGCCAGAGGTAGTTGCGGTACTCCTTAAGCAGGTTAGTGGAGCGCTTCGTGACCGACACCTTCTGGTCTTGCAGGAAAGCAATACCCTGAGCGATGCTGCCCGGCCCCTTTGATGCGGCCAAGATGTTCGCCCCGTAGCTCTTGATTTCATCAATAGACTTAGGCTCCGCACTGTCCGCGATGATGAGCGCCCGCTCCATGGTCGAAAGAGCGTCAAAGATGGCCTTGTTGCTCATCCCCTTCTGGTACAGCAGTTCATCAAAGATAAAGCCGCCATTATATTCATAGATCGCGATGGCTGCGGTAGGGTCGTTGGTGTAGCCGAAGTCGAGGCCGATGCTCTTGAGCCGCGCTTCGTGTGGGATGTCATCCACAAGCTGCCAGCCGGTGTAGATGCGGCCTTCAATCTCACCAAGCTGACCAAGGCCGTACACCTTCCACCACTGCTCGCGGTTCTTGCGCTGCTCGATAGAGGCTACGGTGCGGGCATCGAGGGCTTCGTTGTCCAGGTAGGTGATGATGATGTGGTCCACATCGTCACGCTTGCCCAGCACGTCAGTGTAGAACCAAAACTCCGCCGACGGGTTCCAGTCCATCCACACGCTCTCGGTCGTACGCACCTCCAGCTGCTCAAAAGCGTCAAAGTCGATGTTGTTGCATTCGTTGAGGTAGAGGCGCTGGCGACGGGCACCACGCAGCTTGTCCGGCTGGTCGGCAGAGAAGAACTCGATCTGTGAGCCGGTCTCGAAGGTGTAAATGAAGTCCGACCGGTTCCAGCGGCTGTCATCGTAGTAGCCGTGCTCTTTGAGGATTTTCAGAAAGTCACGGATGGCACCACGCTTAAGGTGCGGCAAACTCTCAGACACAACCGAGGTAAGGGTTGGGTGCTCTTTGCTGTCTGACTGCGCCAGGGCAATGAGTACAAGCAAGATACTGATAGTCTTCGACGCAGAAGTACCACCCTGAATGGCTTTAATGCGCTTCCGTAGCGCTTTAATGCGCCTCGTCGCTGTGGTCTCGATGAACATTGATGATTGGTTGCGGCAACGGTTTGTCGTCCGTTGTCACGTCGGTCTTCTCCTTCATCCCGTGGTTGGCCGATAGGACGAGCTTGGTGATGAGGGGATTGTAGTAGCCGGAAAGACCGCCTTTGATGAGCATTTGCCGTTGCTTTTGGTCCAAAAGCTCTAATGCGACGGAAAAAGGTTTATGTTCCTTGCGCCACTCTTGAATAGTGTCGCGGTGCACATGCAGCTCTAGTGCCAAACCCTCCACCGTTGGCAGCCCGGCCTCAACAAGCCGCTCGAATGACTCACCTGTGGCGCTGTAGGACTTTGTGAAGGTAGAGAAGCGATCTTCCGCACCATCTACATACTTCAAAGTAGCTGCGAGGATGTCCTCAGAGTACTTTGTCGGCCTCCCTGCTTTCTTCGCCGCTGCCTTTGCTTTCGCCATATACCAAATTATAGCCCATTCTTATTCATAAATCGCCACACCTTGTGGTGCCCACGCTTCACCCGCCGCAGCTCTATGCCTGTGCTGAAAAGCAAACGCTCCGCGTCCTCGGCCAAGGAGAATTGTTCTTCCTTGCAGAGGTCGCAGAGCGGTACGTCAGACAAATAGCGCCCCCTCGACATTCGCAGCCGGTAGAGCGCCAGCTTCACATCCTGCACTTTGGTGTCCGTACGCATGACGCTACTGCCCATACGATACAGAAAAACACGGGCTACTGCCGGGGCTGTGTGGGGATAACTACTCCCCCGCTTCACTCATTGCCTTGGTTCCTTTCTTGCCGATGTCCATTTCGATACCGTTCGGACCGATCTTTGCTGACCCGGCAAAGCCCATGAGCGCACGCAAAGCCAGGGCGCCATCGTCCAACTGTGCGGCACTCCCTTGAGAAGTCGCAAAGAGGTTCTTGGTCACCGCGTCGATCCACTCCTTCGGCAGCTCGCCCTTAGCCTCGTGCTTCACCTCGTGGATTGCCTCAATGACCCACGACGCCCGTTCCACGTCAGCGGCAAAAGCCAGGTTTTCACGTTCGGATCGTAGCTCTTCGTCATAGTAACGCCGGGTCCATGTGGCAGCGGCGGTAAATCCAAAAATGGTTACCAATGTCGAAAGTACAAACTTCAACATCATGAACCAACGCATTGTTTGGTCTGCAGGGATTGCCGGTGTGCCACTTGCTGCTGACGTGGCAGGGGTGGTGCCAGTAGTCTGCTCGGATGTAGTTGGCGTTCCACCGCCGCCAGGAGTGCTCGCTGACGTAGAATAACTGGGCGACGGCTTGTTGAGCTCTTGGAACGTGAGATATGTGCCCAAGGTGCCAGCGCCGCCAAGGGCCATGTACGCAAAGAATACAGATAGGCCAAAGAGGCGGGAGGAGTACCGAGTCGTCTTGTTCTTGCCGGTCTTCTCCATGAGGTCGTGTATATTCTTTGTGATCTTCCTGCGTGCCGCCATGGAAGACTGGAGCTCCAGTTTCTCGCGCTCGTTTGCGAGCTCCTGCATCGCAGCCTTATGTGCGGCTTCACGCACTTCATCTACAGCGATTGCCTGCGCCTCCAGTTCAGCACGTTTGGCAACCATCGCATCAACAGACTTGTTCAACTCAGCCATCATGGAGCGATGAGCAGCGCCGGTACTCATGATGAGTTCGCGCAGAACCGATGGCCCGTCGCCGGTATCAACGCTCGCTACCGGTGTGTCTCGACTAGACACAATAGCAAGAACATCTGACACCACATCAAGCTGGTTTTGCCATTGATGCGCCTCACCTGAGAACACGACCCTAACATTGTCGAAATGTGGGGATGGCTTATCATCTGCAGCATTTCCGTGCCGCGAGAAGTACACGTGAACATTCTGATTATTCTCTGGATACTGACCACTCCAATGCAGCTCACGTAGTGAGTAAACTCCAGCCGCCAGCTTTTCTTCCCCATAGGCATCTACGGCACAGTTAAAGCCATGAACTGGTGCCACGTAAATCGTGTCTGTACCATTCACCCTCGCACGGACTTCCAGAAGCATCTCATACGCTTGCCGGTCGTCCAATTTATGCAGCTTGAAAATATGTTCGCCTTTGTTAGCCATCATCTCACCTTTTGCACTCGCGGCATCCTAGGTATGGCGCTCAGCGGTTGTAAAGCGCTCCCCTATCCCCCACCGCTACGTGCCACTTTTTCTCCGCGAAAATGGTCAAGAAGAGGGCACCGGTAGGGTAGGGAAGTGGTCGGAAGTATCCGAGAAAACCTTATTTTGAGCCACGAAAGCGCTCCACCAAGGAAAAGAGCCCCAGAAGAGGGGCTCTTGTCGTCAGTTGAGGCGCACGCACACACCGTCGATGATGTCGTGCAGGTCCTTCGTCGCCTTGGGGTTCTCCGTGACCTTGCCGGTGAGGGCAAAGGTGGTGGCATTGAACAGCCGCCAGGCCGTCCGCTGCTCCCCCCAGTCAAACTGAGGCTTCTCGTAGGCGTCGAGCACTTCCCCGATGCGCGTCACGTTGATGACGTCACGCCGGTACATCTGCATGATGGCATGGTCAGCCAACAGATCATCGAGCAGCGAAGCTTTGTACCGCTCGAAGGTGTCGAACTGCCGCTTCCGCTGGATGCCCAGAGGTTCGATGACCTCTGCCACCAGCCCCGGCAGATCGCGCTTGGCGTTCGGCGTGTGGCGCCGCTTGATGACGTGCTCACCCAGGAAAGCGAGGTTGTCGCAGGTAAAGACACGAGAACCGATGGCGATACCGATCGGGAACTTCTTGTCGTGGCTGTTCCGCAAGCCGACCATATCCGTATAGTCGCCGTACGGAGATTTCAGCACCAGCACCCCGAAGAAACGGGCACCATCCGGCGTGACGCCGTAGTGTTCTTCCACCAGGTCGTGGCCGAAGAAGCCAAGGCTGTACTTCACCATATCCACCACGCTGTGGTGAGGAATTGGCACGTGTGACATGGTGGCGTCAGGGGTGACGAGTGCGCGCAGGCCAGCATAGTCCGTGGCCTCCGCTCCGGCATGAAGCATGAGGGTCATTGCAGGTCTCCAATGTGAAGGAACTCACTGCGGTAATTATACCCTAGAAGAGTGATAATTGCCGCGACTGGCTGCGGTACTCCTGCCATGTGGGCAGCTTGGCAGCATCATTCAACCACTCAAGTATGAACGCCTCTACACTGTCCCAGAGCTCTAGCTCCTCGGGCAACATGAAGTGAGATCGGTAACCGGTTTCAGTAATTGGCAGCGGTTCCGCCGCTTTCACCTCAATGTGGTCAAACGGACCACCGAATGCAGTGGCTGTGTGGGCGTAGGAGAGCGTGATGCCCTCCCAAACAATGGTGGACATGACCGCCTCCTATTTTGAAAGAAAACCCCGCAATTAAGCGGGGCTATAGGTTAGAACTTCCACGACGGGGGCAGCTGGCACTCAGTGACCCCCACATATCCTGCCAGTTTTCCATTCGCCAACCGCACCGGAATGGCAACTTTTCCTCGCAGGATACCCCGTGGGGCGTAGCCGATACCGAGACGGTCAGCATCGCCGGGCTCAAAGCCAAGGGCGATAACTGCTTCATGGTCGGCTACAAGGTAGTCCAGGGGCTTAAAGCCATCACTCGGCTCTCCCCCGTTGTCTTTCTCCTTGGAACGGTTCCCCTTGCTGGGGTTGTCCTGTTTCGGCGGTCCAGACAGCCATGCGGCTGCTTCTTTGACGCCAAGCCCTTTCACGTGGGACACCAGTTGCAGTTGGTCCCCACCCTTCCCCAGCGTGAAGCAGAAGAAGACGTTTTTGTCAGGTGTGATGACGAGGTTGCGGTCTCCCGAGCTCTCGCAGACCGGACACTTTCCACGAAGTGACGCGCCACTCTTGTTGAGATTTAGGCCAAGCTTCTCCGCCACCTCCCCGATGGGGTTTGCTGCTTTAATCTCCTCGAAGTTAAGGAACATGATTTACCTCCACCGGTAAAGCTCCTCATTCAGTATACACCCGTAACTAATTAGCGAAAAATGTAGTATTATACTTACGGACAAGCAAAGGAGTAACAACGATGTCCAATGCACCCGTGAAGAAGCTCCGCATCGGCCTCGTGACCGCGACCGTGTGGAAAAATGAAGGGCAAGAAAAGCCTTTCTACACCGTCCAGCTGCAGCGCCAGTACAAAGATGCAGAAGGGAACTGGAAGGCCGGTGACAACCTCAACCACGACGACCTGCTGAACGCCGCCCGCGTGCTCACCCGCGCTGAAGCGTGGATTGCAGAACAATGATCGAAGCCCCCTGCCTACGCGGTAGGGGGTTCCTTTATGCTAACTGGTGGCAAGCCACCGCGTAGCCACTCGCCAGTGAAGAGCTCAGGATTTGGCTTTGGTGACGTATAGGAACGCTCCTGCACGGCTTGATAGGCGAACAGGAAGTGAGGGCCTTGGCCGAACAGCTGTGCTGAGATTTCAGCGGCATGCTGCACGCGAGACTTGAGCGGGTAAAGAAAGAGCACGTCAAAGCCCTTCTTGCCTAACTGGCGAATTGCGCCGGTCTTTCGCACGTCGCTGTACGCCAGCATCTTCCGCATCGAAGAGGAGTCATTGATTTGGGTCCGTGAAACAGGGGACTGGTGCTCAGCTTCAAGGAGGTAGAGGCGTGAACGGCCATCCGGGTACCGGATTGCGAAAATGGCATCGGGGATGATGGTTGTCTTCACGCGGTCGGTGCCACCATCTGGGCGACGGAAGACGACAGTGCATGGCAGACGCAGCGCCTTAGCATCCCCTACCCGCTTGATGATTTCAGTGTGGGGGATGAGTGAGCAGCCAGATTGCACCGCGCCAATTTCGATGGAAGCCAGCGCATCGCATATCATCATCGAATGCTTGAAGGTACGCGCGGGCATTTCAGCTCGCACCCGGCGAAGGTTGGTCGCCTCGGGCGTCTTTTCGCCCAGGAGCCGGAAGCCGGTATCGGTGATTTCATAGATGTCGCTATCATTCCACGACCGATAGCGGCGTGTCTCGTCACCCACCTCTTGCTGCCCCGGCTTGGCGACGTAGCCATGGTCGAGTAGCTTCCGCAGGCTGTAGTTGACGGTGCTACGGCCCCACGGTTTCGACAACTCCTGCAGGAAAGTGCCGCGCAGGTAGCGGTAGCGGGCCAGGTACGACAGAACCAAGCCGTCCACCGGTCGATACTTCCACGGCTTCTTTGCAGCCTCGGGGTCGCGCCGCATCCTTTTGCGGCGCGGTTTTTCCTCCTTTTTCATAGCTTTATTGTATCATCTTGCAGACGAAGTAGTTGCCGTACGTCGGGTCGAAGGTCCAGCTATCGTGCTGGAGTGCCTCTTCCCTTAGCACTGCTACCATGCGGCCCAGGTACTCCTCTGTGCCAGCCTTGAGGTACTTGAGAGTGGCTTTCGGCTCGTCGCGAGAATTGAAGCTGTGGATGTGGAGGATGCTCTCCTCTTCATCGAGCCAAGGCGCGATGCGGGGATAGTCCGACATCTTCGAGATGAAGGAATACTCGCTCTGCCCCTTGTACTTTCCCATGAGGGGCTTAGCCCAAGTGCGCTCTGAGACCATCGCCACCTTGAAAGCGTTGATGACTACGATGGACTGCCCGACGCAGTAGATGAAAAAAGTGTCGCCCGAAGAGTGGGGGTGGATAGACACGATGAAAACCTCCTGATGGCTGGAGGTTTCCGATTATTCACACATTCTGCTGCCTGTAACGCTACAGCATGGTTACGATGGCTGCAGTGGTTGCAATGAGACAGCGAGAGTCAAACATCAAGTTTTACTTCATTGTTGTTGCGGCGCTTTTCCCAACCCTTCTTGGCATTCTCACGCGCGGCCTTAGTGCGCGCCTCACTCTTAACAGAAGCGAGCATACTTGCCGGATTAATCTCACCGTGACAGTGCGGACAACGGAACACCCTATCCGATTTCATAGGCAGAAACAGCTGCTAGTAATTTTTGCAGTTGGTCGATTGTGTCAGAATGCTCATCAAGTTCACCGCTCTCGTACTTCGGCAAGGTCGATAATTCACTCAAAAGCTCACGCAACCACTCAACCTTGCAGTGCAAGACTTCTGACACCTTCCAGTAGCCTCCATTAGCCGAGCTATTACGTACACCATCAACCTCATCCACCTCCCAATTATCCCAACAGAACTCACTTCCAATGGCCTCAAGAGCAATAGTGATTTTTTCCATAGTTACTGACCCCGAAGGGTTCGGGGCTTAAGCCCCGGAATTAGATGATAATACATGCGACAACTATCGCCGCGAGAGAGACGCCAACATAAGGCAGCATCTTCCTTATCTGTGCGATACGGTAGTATCTGCGCCCTCGCCGACGCATTTCAACTTCAAATTCGTTCATATTTATACGCTACTATTAATGATTAGATTATATGCCAGCGCTGGCATAAATGCAAGTGATGGCAACACTCAGAAACACATTAGAATAAGAGTCAATAAAGCTCTGGACTGTCATCAACTGGCGAAGGAGGTGTGGTTGCTGGCGGCGCGACACCGGCAGAGGTAAGGTCACGGCAGTACAGCTCATGCAGCTCGGCGCGGAAAGCTTCCATCTCGCGGCTGCTTGTCGGTCTGAACTCACTGCCGTCAATCGGCGCAGCTTGCCAAGGCAGTGTCCCAATTCCATCAAAGCGCGCCAGGAAATTACGGCGTTTGATGCCCCTCACTGCTTCCGTCGAAGTGTCGAGGAACCGCGCCACCACCGGCACATCCTCGACGCTTGCCACACCCATAATCTTGATGGCAGTGGTCCCGGCAAGAGCACTCTGCAGCGAGCGGCTGAGCTGGCCCATGTACTGGTGCGCGAGCACCAACCCAACGCAGTACTTCCTTGCGGTCGTCAGCAGGTCCTTCACGTTCTCATCGAGATATTCATACGCCTCGTCAATGTAGAGGAAGGTGGGCTGGCGGTTCGTATCGAGCGCACGCTCCTGCATCGACTGCAACGCCATAGCAATGAATAGGCGACCAAAGAGCTTATGCCCGCGCTGACCAAGGAGTGACTTCGCGGTGTTGACGCAGATGATGCGGCCCGGCTTCGCCATTTCCTCGTGCATCTTGAACTTGCTCTTTTCGGCCAAGAACATCTGCGCGAGGACTTGGTTATTCAGAAGCCCCATGATGCGGCGTGACACTTCCCCCTTGGTCGTCTTGTACTCTGTATTAAAATCGTTGCTAAAGAACACCCGCGCTGGCTCGTCCAGCTTCTCCACATAGGAAAGGTAGTCCGTCAGGCCACCAGGACGACAGACCTCGGCCATCGTGAGGAAGTTTGCACCAGGCACTGAAAGCAAGAGCTGCGTGAGGTAGACAAATAGACTGCTTTGCTTTTCGGTCATCTCGTCCATGAAGGAACTGAACACGAAGCTGAACAGGTTTTCGACCGATGCCTTCGCCTGCATCCTCATCTGTGGTGAGTAGTCAGCAAAGCGCTCCTGTCCGATGTCAAACATATTGAGCGCCACCGGGTACTCGACGTCATTCGGGTCCACTACCACCAGCCTGTCTTTCGGCGCGATGGCGGTAATTTCTCGTATTAAGTCTTCCTGCCCGTCAATGACAATGACGGTATTGCCAATCTTGATGTCTTCAAAAATCATAGATTTCAGCAGGTGAGTCTTACCAGAGCCGGGCATCCCCATGATGTGCGTATGCGAGAACCGCAGCTCCTGCGGTACGCCAAACGGGACCGATAGCGAAAAAAGAGCTTCAAGTGGTGTGCCGGATAGGTAAGCATCAACCACATCATCACCCTTGTACTTGGTCGGCAGTACGCCCTTCTGCTTCTCCACATTTTCTTCCAGCGTCCGCTGCAAATCACCAAATGCCTCGTCATCGAAAAAGTGCAGCGTCAGCTCTTCTATGAGCGCCGGGAGGTTTGGTATGAAAGAAGAAATAGGAACGCGAGACGGACCTGCATTCGGGGTGTACTGCACCACCATGCCGATGGCGGCGGCGATGTGTTCAACCAGCTCGCGGACCCGCTCCGGGGACCGCGTGGATATTTTCGCCAACCTATCTAGGTAGCGAGCTCCTTCAATACTATCCGCCACCGCTGGGGGCTTCGGGACAGTGCTCGAAACATCGAGTTGCTTAATGATGCCCTTGCCGATGTGCACGAGCTCCCGCTCGACATCTGTACCGAGGAGGGTGCCTGGAACCTCATACGCCAGCAGCCGCTCTATTACATCATCACCGAGACCACCAACAGTGCCTGCAAGTGTCTTCTCATACGCAAGGCCCAAGTGAGCTGCGGCCACGTTCTCTTTTCGCGATGGGTTATCACGCCAGAATACAAATCCCGCATACCCCACGCCTGCCGGAATGGCTGCCATGAGTATATAGGGGGTAAGTGTCAGGGCGTAGCTAAGACCATAAAGAGCAGCGAAGCCGACAACTAACCAGGTGCAGACAGCAATGAGGCCGTCAAAGTCATTCATAGCTCAAAGGACTTGCTGGTGCCTGTCGATGCGTTCTCCATGATGTGTGCCTTCAACACCTGCAGACGCTGGACCAACTCCCCCTCATAACTCTTCGCCTCAAGCGGTGTTGCCACCACGTAGGTATCCTCCCCACGCTTTGCCAACTTGCCGATAGTAAGGTCAAAGATGTTCAGGTTGTCGCCGGGCTTCACTTTCACATCAGCGGGCGGGTTCCGCTCCATGATGATGTCTTTTTCAAGCTTCCGCTGTTGAATGATGGCGCGCTCTTCGTTGCTGAACTCCACCTTCAACTTGACGTGAAAGTACTTCGTCTTAAAGATCAGTCCTTCGGTCTTTTCGCTATGCTCTATGGAAACACGCATCACGTCCTCCGTACAATGTCACTCCAGTAGACGTTGACGTTAGGAAAGCTGTCAAGAAAATTGCTGCAACTGCTTTGCTGCATCGCCCAAAAAAGAGGCACAGTAGTTTCGCCGTAGGTTGGCATCTATCTGCCGAGCACTGGCTTCGTACTGCTGAAAAGAAAGCGGAGCTGTCGTTACGAGCTGCGGTTTATGGTGGCCGAACACCCATGCCTGATAGGGCTCCAGCTCATACGGCTGCAGCTCCTGGTCACCGAGCTCAGGGAAGGACCGGCTGTCCTCAAACGACAATCTGAAAACATACTGGGTACTATTCGCTTTCACGCTTGCGAGGAGGAGCGGGTGCAGTTGCGCGAGGTACTGGTGGACCGTGGTCAGCTGCACATTGTACTTGCGGATACCGGACAGCATCTCAGCGATGGTGTACGGGGCGAAGGTGTGCACTTCGTCAATGAAGAGCTGGAAGGGGAGAGCCGTGTCCCGGCGCAGGCACGCTTGGTGTATCTGGACCAAGAGCAAGGAACCGATGAGCGCAGCTTTCTGCACCCCAATTTCTCCTTGGGATAGTCGGATGAAAAGTACCTTGTCCTTTACATAGTCATCAATACGAAATCCGCTTTTGCGACCAGCGATGGCTCTGATGCGACTATCAGCCATGAGTGCCTGTACCTTGTTCAAAGTACTGTCCGACTGCTCCAGCTGCTGCTTTTCATTCAAGCTGTCAAACCACTGCCAGTACCGCTTTACTACAGGGTCCTTAATCGCCTCCAGAACGTGCCTTCGGTACTGAGATGATGAAAGTATCAAGTACAAGCCAAAGAGCCCCTCATGGGCCTCCATAAGCGCCACAAGGGCATTGTATAAGACACCATCCATGCGCGGTGTCGGCGTCCGGTCATATTGCCAGGCAGCTTTGATGCTATCAGCGAAGACTGACGCTGTAAGCGGCGGGTTGTCGGTGTCGAGTGGGTTCCACGGGATGGTGTAGTGCGCCGGGTCGAACACCATGACGTCCTTCCGTCGTCTGGCGGGGATGTAGTGGAGGAGCTCATCAGTATCGTGGCCGTGAGGGTCGATGTAGCAAACAGCGTGACCATCATGAACAGCAGCAAGGAGCCACTCCTTGGCAAGTGTCGATTTACCGGTACCGGACTGCCCAATGATGTGGTGGTGCGCCATAACGGCACCGCGCCAGTCCCCCACCAGTGCCGTGTGTCGTGCGGTTGATGATGAAGTGCGGCGGTACCGTAATGGAACAGTCCATAAGTATTTTATCAGTTATCAGTGTGTTGTGGTCCGCTCACTGGTTCGTCCGACCGCTAGGGCGTGACCCAATCCCTTTAACGACGCACGTAAGGCTGTGCCGCGTGGGGAGTGGGCGCTATAGCGCAAAGGGATTGGGTCACGCCGTTAGGCGGGCGGGCAGTGATGCGGAATAAGTTGATATGAAACCGCTTTCAGCGGAATGGCTCACGGGGGCATATAGCTACCCGTGAGCAACTAGCAAACAAGCGACAGCGCGCCAGTTTTGGCCGTTAGGCCGCGCGGTACAGGCCGTCAGTGGCGGTCACCAGACCCTTCTTTTTCAGGTTCGACAAGGCATTGCTGATGCTCTGCTGTGTCGATTTGTCATGTGCGTTCATCTGGCTGATGACAGCACCACGGCTGAGGCCGGTCGGTGATTTCTTGATGAGGTCCAGTACCTCCTCCGCCACACCGGTGCGCCGGGTACGGGTGGTGGTAGCGTGCTCACCTACGTCATCACTCTCGACGAGGCGGTAGTGGAAACCGAGATTGTTTAGGTCAGCCACAGCCTTCTCGGCTGCAGCCAGTGCTTCTTTCTTGGCTTGGCCCATGAGAGCCTGCTTCTGCGCCTCAAGTTGCATGATCTGGTCGATGATGGAAGTGGACATAATGCCCTCCAAAAGTAAACGATGAAACAATGTATAGTGAAAATGTAAATGACACAAGTACAAATGAAAGGGGCGGGGTTGGAACCCGCCCCACCCCCGTTAGGGAGTCTCACGCTTGGCAAGCTGCGTGGCAATCCAGGCGTCGATTTCACCTTCCGAAAACAGTACCTTGAAACCGACACGGGCGGGCTCTGGGAACCCCACGTGTGCGTATTCCTCACAGAACCGAAACCGGTTGATGTGGGCTCGACTGAACCCGACCTTCTCGCAGACTTGTTTCATCGTCAGTAGCTTCATCGCCAATCTCCCGAAGGAGACTCGCGAGCCTCGGTTTATGCCTCGGCAGCTAAGAAGGTATCAGCGGTCTGCTTTTTTGCTAAGTTCATTTTTCCGGCCAAGGCCACGCATCGAGCGCGACAAAGCATACACACTGTTAGCGACCCGGTTTGGCACCGATGCCCAACCAGGGTCAAAGAAAAGTATCCACGACCAAAGAGTAAAGAACCACCCCAAGGGCAGCAGCAAGTAGCCAGCGATTGCCATGTTCACTCCATCAAAGAAACTAAGTACGTCTCATAAATCTGCGCCGCGACTTTCATTTCATCAAGGTATTTGTGCTGATTATATACGGACACGACGCCGCCAAACGTGCCACTCACGTGGTTCACCAGCTTCTCTGCCACATGAAGAGGCGTTCCGATGGCCGCATGGTGCGTGACAAAGGTGCGCCGTAGGTCGTGCAGTGTGTACCCGGTGACACCGGTTGCCTTGTCCATACGTGCCTTAGCTTTGCTCCAGCCCTGATAGCGGAATGGTGCAGCTGCCAGCAGCTCCTTTGCCACTGCCCCAATGGGAAAGGTGTGAGGCCGTCCATTCTTAGTAACTGATGCCGGAAGGTTGACCACGTCATCACCCACCCACTCAGGCTGAATAGCAGTGATTTCACCACGCCTCTGGCCGGTGAGCAGCATGATCTTCACCACATCGGTGAAGGGACGGTCTTCGTACTGCCAGATGGTCTTTATCTCTTCTGCAGAGAGGGCGCGCGTCCGTGGCTGCGGGGATATAGTTAGTTTCATCCCCTCGATGGGCGAACGGTCGATGTGACCGATGCTCACACACCAATTAAAGTAAGTGCGGATCGTCAGGAATGCGTGACGGTACTCACCTGGCCGATCTGACAGCTCAAGGAACTTCTCCGCCAGCCTCTCGCGGGTAGGTTTCGCCGGGAGGTGCAGCCGCAGGTGGCGCTCGTAGTCTCTTACCGTTCGGTCTCGGTTATGCTTACGGCAGTGCGCGAGGAAGTCTTCCACATAGCCACCTAGAGCCGCAGACGCCTCGTCAGGTGTAAGAACCACCTCCCCTGCCCCAAGGATCACGTGCGCTTCTTTGCGCGCCTCCTTGAGGCTCTTGTCGGGATAGCGGCCAAGCGTCTTGAGCTGCCGCTTGTGACCGTACATGACAACGAAGCTTTTGCTGCCGCCTTGCGACACGCGGACACCAAAGCCCGGCAGTGCTTCATCAAAGTAAGTTTTCTGTCCCGTGGCAGGAATCGGTAGCGCACGGATACCTATGTCCGTCAGTCGCATCGCTAGTCTCACTAGTCGCGCAAATCGCATGTGCTGGGGTGAGACAGCATGTCTAGCATGAGACAGCGCCGCAAAGCAATCGCCAATGAAACAAGGCGGTTGCGGTCAGTATGGGACAGGGTGTTGCGGGAGAAAATATGGGATTGTCGGTACCCAAAACCGTCGCGCTACCAGGCTGCGCTACGCCCCGACTGGCGCCTCTCTAACCGCAGGTTGGCGCGTTGAAAAGCCCCAAACGGCAGAAAGGCCGATGAACCTTGCCCAGGCTCTAGGG